ACTGCCGCCGTATCCAACATAGAACAACATCTGATCGAAGTCAGGGTCATACTCTTCCATGACCTGCGTGATCTGGTAGTTCATATATGTCTTGACGCGCTCTGCCTGTGCCTCCTTCTCTGGAGTCACCTTTCCAATGATCGTGGTCCGAGTAGGGCCACCCGCTGGCAGAAGTTCCTTATACGCTTGAGCTTGGAACTGGGTCACAGCTTCATTCAATACAGGATGTGTGACACCCGTGGCACCGTCAAAAGGTTCTGTACGCTCCTCGTACTCCATACCAAGAAGAACAAGACCCTTCTCATACTGGTCCTTCCATTCCTCGCGGCTCGTGTCGTCGTCCTCGATTTGAGAATCAAGTTCATCGATCAGCTTGGACATGACCCTGTCTTCTAGGAACTCGGCGAGGTTATCGTCGAACTCAGGGCTTTCTTCACCCTCATCAGGACCCTCTTCCTCAGGAAATTCCTCTTCAGGAGATTCATCCGTCTGGATGGCAGAGTTTTGGTTGTTCTCTTTTTCAGGTCCAGCACCATTGCCACCATCACCCATGGCATCGTCACGCTGACCAGTTAGGGTTCCTGAATAGACCGAGCTATCAATATTATTGTAGGAGCCTGTAGCCATCAGTAATAAACCCTTTTTCCGACCTTTTCTTCACGCTCGATAACATAGTCATCAGGATGCGTCAGGAATCCGCCTTGTCTAAACCTCATCAACGCCTGTGTGGCAGAGTCACAATGATCGTCATGTTCCCCAAATGGGAACGCGGCCATCTCTTCAATGACTTCTTCTGCCCAGCTTGTTTCAGGATACCACACTAATCCTGACTCGAATAGGGGTGCCACAGAGTTCATTCGGACATGTTTATCATTGCCACGGCTTGGGGTAAAGTTGACTACAGGGATACCCGAAGCCCGCAATTCCTGTGTCAGTGGCATACCCGCAGCCTTAGCTTCGATCAAGACCGTTTCCGGGTCCCAATACTGGTACTCTTCAAGGGCTATGCGTTTCAAGTCGGGAAATTCCCACCTTCCCTTCTTGGCATCCAGAAGGATTACATTGGGTGGCGAATCCTCCGTGGGATAGAATACCCCCCACGTTTGGATGGAGGTAAAGTCCGAGGTTCGAGTTTTAAGATACGCTGTGTCATAACTCTGCATGACATAATGGAGCCTCGGTACATTCTCCCTTTCCCACTTCTGCCACCACTCACGTTTGATTACCGCAGCCGTGTCAGACGTTGGCTGCTGCATGTACTGGGCATTCCACTTAGCCAAGCTTACAGAAGCCTTAGTGCTTTCGAGTTCCTCTTTGCTCCAGTACTCAGGCCAGAGAGGCTCGCCGCTATTCAAGATGGCAGGAAGCTCCACGACTTCCCACTTGTCGGCCTTTGGATCACGGGCGGATTGTTTCAGAAGTCTTGCTGTCAGATCGTTCTCACCCCAACGGGTCATGACTAGAATGATCGCACCACCCGGTTGAAGGCGTTGTCGAGGTCCCGATAGATACCAATCCCACGCATTCTCAAGAGCTTGAGGCGACATTGCATCTTGCTCCGAATGTGGATCATCGACGATGAATAAATCAGCACCGCGACCCGCAATGTTACCGCCCACGCCCGCAGCATAGTATTCACCGCCATTGTCCGTCTCCCACCTATATGCCGCCTTACTGTCGGACTTTAGCTTCACATCAAATATCTGCTGGTAGTCTTCGTGTTCCATCAGGTTCTTAATCTTACGGCCGAACCTTACAGAGAGATCAGCCGTGTGGGTCGCTTGCATAATCTTGAGATCGGGTCTTCGTCCAATCATCCAAGCAGGAAACAGATAGCTGGCAAACTCAGACTTGGTATGTCTCGGAGGCATGTTAATGATCAGGCGTTTTAGCTCACCCTTTGCAACACGCTCAAGCTTGTCTGCCACAATCTTGTGATGGCGACCAGCAATGAAGGCGGGCCACATCTTCTTTACAAAAGACATGAAGTCGTTTTGAGATTTCTTTTGCTCTTCAAACTTGGCAGCCTTGTCGAGTAACTGGGCATACCGTTTTAATGCGTCATCAGGCGCAACAACTTTTTGACTGAAACCCAAGGGTTAGCCCTTTTTGTTCCAAGCACGGTTCTTTGATTTGGATAGGACACGAAGATTGGATTGTGCGTTTGTTCCACCAGATCGAACAGGCTTGATGTGATCAACGTCTTTACCGTCGCCCTTAGATACAAGACCAGCCTTAGCCATTTTTCTACGGGCAGCATTTCGCATATCGCGCTTCTTGACGTTTTCAGGAGTAGCATTGTAGCCGCGATCCATCTTCTTGATCTGCGATGGAGTACGATGAGAGCTTGGGTCGCGCTGCTCTTGTTTCATGTGAAACATTCCTGATCGGGACAATTCGTCGAGGTATGAAGCTCTTATACACTGAAATGTCTAGATAAGTAAATCAAAGAAAGGTGAAAGGCTTATGACAGGCTGTCATGGCTTTTGACAGGGTGTCACCATGCGGTGTCAGGATGCCATGAAATTTTTATTATACGGTGGGGGGCCGGGGGACCCTAAGCGATTGCATGAAAAAAGGGGTCGGTCAGAAATTATGAAAAGTTATAACGAACTGTGAAAAACAGTGATTATAGGAGAATCCTGCGCGACGGCCCCGAAAGGGGGGTTCGAGGTCCGAGAACCGAAGGCCGTGGCACTGTCACCGAGGCCAAAGGGACCCTGACTATAGTCCTAGGACCTAGGCTTTTCTTCCTAGGCGAATGGGACAGGAAACCTAGGACGGCTGACCTATTACCTAGGACAGCGGACCTAGGAAAGCTGGGCGGCGTGGCACTGTCACCATGTCATCAAACAGCGGACAGCGGACCACGGACAGCGGATCACGAATATAAAAAAGTGATGGGCGGCACGAGCCGCCTGTCACCGGACAGCGGACCACGGACCTGTGACAACCTGTCACGGGGTGACAAAAAATGACACCGCACCCCTGACCGTTTCGGAGGCGTAACGACCTCGATTTTTGGACCTCGGATAAGTGCTTGAAATCATTGAATAAAAACCGATTTTCCCCAACTTTGATTTTTATGGGTGACAGTGCCACAGACCCCACAAAAGCCTCTGGCGGGCCTTCTCTGTGGCTTTAAATGGCATGACAGAAACTGTCACCCCTGCGACACGGTGCATTTTTGGGGGATACAGGGGCGAGGAGGGCGGACCTTATTACGGTACCGAAACAACCCTTGTTTTTAAGGGGTCACCCCCGTCTCACCTAACGAGGGGGGCGTGTCAGGGTGCATTGACGGGGGCATCTAATAAAAGCATGGGGTCATCTGTTTTTTAGGTGAGATATTTGGATGACATGGGATTGACAATGACCCAACGTCAACCCCTATTCCTTGATCACCGCAACCAACCAACCGACCACCTGACGAAACGTCAACCCCGCCGCAGAAAGGGCATCACATGACTGATATAACCATTACAGGGAACGCTCGCGCCGCGCTCCGCTCCGCGATTACATCGCACCCCAAGTGGAGCGAATACCGGAAAGTGAGCGGAAAGCTTGTTTCCGAATATTCGAAAGAGGACTACATTACAGCCTGTCAGGCTCTGAGCCTCGATATCCACGCAATTATAGCAACCGCCGAAACAGGAAAGGGCCAAGAGATGGCGAAGGAACGCACCCGCAACCGCGACGAAGTAAACCGCCTCCGCAACCGTTTCCACGGGGTGTCGGATGTTATGACAGCCACCGACCGCGAAAAGGTTGAGGGCATCTTTACGAGCATCACCCGCTACGGCGAGGATAGGGCAACGGAAGCGCAATATAAGGCTATCGAAAAGCTGATCGACAGCGCAGAAAAGGGTGTGACATCATCCGCCCCCGTGCCTGTCACGACAACGGTCACCGCGCCATCGTCGGCGGGTTCGGCGATGTGGGAGATTATCAAAGATGCGGCACGTTCGGACCTTGATCCCATGGTGCGAGACCTTGTCGGACGCGCCTTGGAAGGGACGCAGACTGTCCGCATCGAACTCACCCGCCAAGGCGAAACAACGGGCGGCACAAACGGTCATCAACACCCGCTATTTGCAACCCTTTGCCGCGCTCTGGCCGCACGTCAGGCTAACGGTTATCCTGTCAACGTCTGGCTGTCAGGTCCTACGGGTTCGGGTAAGACCTATAGCGTCCGCCAGTTTGCGAAGGCGGCGGGGCTAGAGTTCGGTTTTCACGGTACGTGCCGCGAAGAACATCAGCTTCTAGGCTACGTGTCACCGACAACAGGGGTCTATCAGACAACCGCTTTTCGTGATCGTTGGGAACACGGCGGGGTGATCTTACTCGACGAACTCGACAGCTATGATGCGGGTGCTACCCTCGCCCTTAACGGCATCGCGGATGGGTTTATCAATTTCCCTGACCGGATGGTGACACGGCATAAGGATTGCTACATCGTCGGTGCCGCCAATACGTGGGGAGAGGGAGCCACGGCATCCTTCGTTGGGCGTAACCGCCTCGACTCTGCTTTTTTGTCGAGGTTCCCTTGTAAGTTGGCTTGGACATATGACATTTTTCTGGAGATTAACATCTCCGGCAACCCTGACTGGGCGAAGCGTGTTCAGGCGGCGCGTGTCCGCAAAGATGCGGCGGGGCTGAAGCACCTGATCGATCCGCGCCACACAATGGCGGGAGCCGCTTTGATTGCACAAGGTTTCACACATGACGAGACCGCGCAACTTACCTACCTTGCGGGGTTATCCGCTGAACAGATCAAGCTAGTAGAAGGACGCTGAACATGAGAAGCCTCACCCTTCCAACCATCGAGGGTTGCCCTCAGGATGCAACCGATACCTTCCTGATCGGCGACCTTCCGACCTTCGCAGACCGCGCCGACAAGGTGCCGTCCGACTTCTCAACCCGCCGCTCTTGCGGCGGTGCTTGGACGGGCGGCATGTCATACGACACGGCCATGCAGTACACCCGCACAGGGGACCTGTCAGGTGTCCCCGCAAGTGATGCTTACCTTGCGAAGTTCGAGACGCTCGCCCCTATGCGTTCGGCGTGGGAACGCCGGACGGACGTGATCGGGACCACGCTCGACGTGGGTGCTTACATGGCAGACCGTCCGATGCATATGCGCCGCAGGGTGCGGACCACGGCGGAGACAGCGCCGCTGACCGTTGCCGTCGATCTGGTATCGTCCGGTAACATCGACAGCAAGATGCTTGTGAAGCGGGGTGCGCTTATCCTCGCACTAGTTCGCGCCTTGTCCATCACCCGCCCCGTCGAGTTATGGGCGGGCGGATCAGCAACCCCATCGAGCAAAAAGGGTGCTTGGCATGTCTGGTTTAAGCTTGACACCGCACCGCTTGACCTTGCCCGCGCCGCTCACGTTATGACTTCGACCGCCGTGTCACGGGGCATGATTTATGCCACCATCTCGCATGAGGCCGGATGCTCAGGGGGTGACCTGCATTGGCCTTACCGTGACCATACGTGGAGCCGCGCCAACATGCGCCCTGTCCTGTCCCGCGCCTTTGGTCAGGCGGACATGCTGACCATTGCCGCCCCCCATAGCGGCGACGAATTGATCGACAAGCCTGAACAGTGGTTCGAGCGGATGCTTGCAGAATACGGCGGGGTGAACGCAGAATGACCCCCGACAGAATGGAAGCCTTGCACCTCACCATCAAGCCGGATGGTGAGGGGGCATATGTGGTCATGCGGGGGGATGCAGTCGCGGCATGGTTCGAACGGTCACGCAAGGACCGCAACCTATGGCGGGCAGTGCTTGCAGACGGTACGCTTTACAAGGGGAGAACGATCTCCGCCTTGCTTGACTGGACAGCCGACAACCTACCACCGCGCCGCTAGACGCTGACACCCTCGACCGTGTCATGAGCCTCGCCCGAAAGGGCGGGGC